CTAATTCTGGGCAGGTGTGCGTATAATTAAAAATCCGGACTAGAAAGGACTAGAAAAAATGGCAGGTAATTTAGCGTTTATCTATATGTTGGTTATTTACGGTGTTATTACTTTTGGAGTAGCCGTACTGGCTTGGTCAAGAGGATATAACACAGCAAAAAAAGAGCTACAAAGTATGCGTAGACACCCAGGCTATCTAAGAGCTGTTAAATGAGGATAAGAAAAAGACTTGAGCAACTAAAACGCTATAACGATACAAGTAGGTTACTTATACATGATTTAGAAAACAGACACCTACAGCTAGTAAATCGTATATATGTTTTAGAGCAAATGCTGGAAAAGCTGCAAAATGATAACTAAAGCCGACCCTGGTATCTGGTGCGATTACTGCAAAACACAATGGGGTCGAGTAAAAAACGTCTGGCATGAAAAGGCTATGACTGAGGCCAGTATTACTATTACCAGCGTTAACCCTAAAAGTCATGGGCAGAAGCGGCACTACTGCCAGGCTCACGCGCTAGAGGTAACGACCTTCACAAATACGACTACGCACGAAGCTTATCGGTGGTCGTTGCAAGATCAAGTAAAAGCAGTAGCCCCAATACAATTAGAAATGGACGGTAAAGTAAATGGCTAATAACGTAGATACTAAATTGCAGGCTAATTTTAAAATGGCTAACGGGGACTTAATTAACGTCTACGCCGTAGACCAGGCAGACTTTGAAAACCAATTAACAGCTGTGCAGGATACGGTAGAGCTGATTAAGTCAGTCAGTAATAGCCTTATGGGTAGATCATCTGCACCCGCTGCACCGGTAGACCCCTGGACCATTAAAGACGCTGTAGGCACTGTGGCAGACACGCTAGGCGGTGAGGCTGTCCCTAGCTGTAAGCATGGCTATATGGAGTTTAAAACCGGCATATCAAAAGCCGGTAAGCCTTATAAATGCTGGTCATGCCCTAGCAAGGACCGTAAAGATCAGTGCCCTCCTATTTGGGTTAACTAGTGGGGGCTATGGAGATTATCTACCCTGGCAACGTGTCGCTAAAGGTAGATAGAAACGGTAACGCCACGATAGATGAAACCGAGATATGCGACGGCTGCAACAGGCAGACAAGTAAAGCCGCTGGCGTTATGGCGTTAGAAATGTCGGTATGGCTATGCGCCGATTGTAGGCCGAGATGAGCGTAGAGGTGCTACTAAGTGAAACTGAAATACACGTAGCGTTAAGTGCAGCTATGATACGTATACAAAATGCAACTAAAGCAGGGTATAAGCACAAATACCCTAGTGAACACTTAACGCCTGATTACGTCTTTAAACTAAATTGGCTAGGTGCAAGTGCTGAAATTGCAGTAGCTAAATGGCTGAACATAGAAAACTTTATACCTAGTGTTGACAGTTACAAAGAGGACCCAGATATAGACCCTAACTGGGAGGTTAAACACACAGAGATAGACACAGGCCACCTAATAATTCAGGAAAACGACAGGGACGGCGATAGAGCAGTATTAGTTACCGGCTCTAACCCGTTTGTAATACGTGGTTGGCTACCGGTGAGTTATTGCAAGGATGATTTGTACTTGAAAACTACCAGTCGTAACACCGCTTACTGGGTCCCTCAAACAGAGCTAGTAAAAGTCTATGAGCCAGTCCCGTAAACACAGGGGCTATAGATCACAAAAAGTAGTAGCCCAATACTTAGCAGCTAATGGCTTTACCTATGCTGAATCAACAGGTGCAGGCAGACAAGGTAGCGACATAACCGGCATAGTAGGTATTGACTGGGAAGTCAAGGCAAGGGCCGGATTTAGCCCTGCAGCGACTTTAAAGCAGTTAAAGGACCGAGGTAGTAACTTAGATGTAAAGGTGGCCGTACTACGCCTTAACGGGCAAGGTGAGGCTTCTATAGGGGATTGGGTAGCCTTGCTATCCTTTGAACAGTTAGTAGCTCTATTAAGGGAGGCTGGCTATGGTGATAAGTGAGGCTGATATTCGCCGCTGTTTAGGTTGCGGTGTCTGGTTGTTTGGCTATGCGACACGCCGATATTGTGGGGTTTGCATAAATGAGTAACCGTCTGAGTATACTTAAATCATTAGTAGTTATATTACCTATAATGATTGTAATAAGTAGTAGTAATAATTGGGATAAAACACTAAAAGAATTAACAACCGGTAGTTTAGAATATAAAGCTTGTAAACTAATTATATTTAAAGAATCTAGCTATAATCCTAAAGCTGTTAATGGTAGTCATTATGGATTACCTCAAGGTAGAACTAAGTACTTAAAAACTGCTACACCTCAACAGCAAATTAAATGGTTTACTAAATACGTGTACAGTCGTTATGGCAGCTGCCAGGCTGCTCTTGCGTTTCACCTTAAGAACGGTTACTACTAATGGCTGGGCTTAGAACCGCTGAGTGGCGCAAGCTGCGGGTCGAGATCTTGCGTAGGGACCAGAACACGTGTTACCTGTGCGGAACGCCGGAGGCTAACGAGGTAGACCATATACGCCCGCGATCTAAGGGCGGTGCAGAGTATGATCCTGAAAACCTGGCTGCTATCTGCAAGCGTTGCAACTTGCTCAAAGGCGACAAAATAGGACATAAAGGCGTTTTTTTAGCACAACAAACGACCCCCCCGCTCTTAGTAAAAGTCGATTTACCCGAAAATGATCCGATTTCGTCCGATTTCAATGTCGTATTAAATCCGGACATACTAGGACATGCGGAAACGGACCGGCCAAATGTTTATCGGTCGGGGGACCGGTTGATTGGTAGCCCTACACCACGCATAAGAGCTGCAGCTGTAGAAGGCGATTACGAAAAGGCCGAACTAGCTTTAGAGTTTGCTAAAAGTATCGGTATTAACTTAATGCCCTGGCAGATAACAGCTCTAAGGGAATTACTGCAAACGACTAACGGTAAATGGACGCGGCGCACGCTGGGTATCGTGTGTAGTCGCCAAGTAGGTAAAACCGAGTTAGCTAAAATCCGAATCTTGGCAGGTATCTACCTATTCGAGGAAAAGTCTATAATTCTAATGTCGGTCAATGCTCAACAGGCAGAAATGACCCTATACCAGATAAACGACATAATTACTAGTAACCCGTCCCTAATGCACCTTTACCAGCGTTACTACTTAACCAACGGCAAACAGGAGATCAGGTTTAAAAACGGTGCGCGTATTATTGTTGTAGCTGCAACAAACAATGGCAGCCGCGGACTATCTGCAGACTTTGTATTTCTGGACGAGTTACGCACAATTACGCCCGAGGCTATGGAAGCGGTCAGCTTTACTATGAACGCTCGGCCAGCGGCTCAAATGCTTACGGTATCGAACGCCGGTGATAAATCGTCGACAGTGCTAAATAATTTACGCGACAAGGCAATCGCTGACGTGTCCCCTACTCTGGGCTGGTTAGAGTGGTCAGCTCACCCGTCTAGGAAAATAGAGGACCCTAAAGGCTGGGTAGAGGCTGTACCTGCCTTAGGCCACACAATGACCGAGGAAATACTTAGGCACTCACTAGCTACCAGCGACCCGTTAACTTTTAGAGTTGAGGTACTTTGCCAGTTTGTAGATAACCTGGCTAGCCCGTTTGAGATAGGCGCGTGGGATAAATGTAAAGATGAGTCGATAGTAGTTGAGCCAGGTGGACTCACTTATTTTGCGTTTGATAAATCTTATACGAATAAGTACGCGGTACTAATTGCAGGGCAAAAGGTCGACGAAATGCGAGTAAAGGTTAAAGTGTTGCAAGTCTGGAATACAGCTACACCTTTAGACGATAGACAAGTCGCTAGCGACATAAACGCCCATATTATGAGATTTAGGCCTAAGGTGCTTATGTATGATAAATGGGTTAGCGAAAACGTAGCCAGTTACTTAAAGGGTTCAGGTACTACCCTTATGGACGTTAGCGGCAAAATGCAAAATGAAGCTAGCAACCGGCTCGCCCAGCTTATGAGTCATGGTCAGTTATTGCACCCAAACGATCTAGTGCTAAATGAGGCTATAGCCGCGTGCGCTACTAAACACACAGAGTACGGCTGGAAAATTGTAAGGCGTAAGTCAGCTGGTGAAATATGCGCCGCTATCGGTGTAGCTATGGTCGCCTGGTACGCCTCTAGGCCTCAGGCAGTCGCGCAGATAATAGTCAATTAGACACGCCGAACAAATCGGACAAATTATTTAAAATGTGTCTATACTACGCACGTGGGGATATTTCAATCATTACGCCTGGTTGAGTCTGTCAGTGCGCCTCAAAGTACCCCGACGATACGCGCGCAATATAACCCGCCTGTATTCGAGCCAGACCCTAGTAGCTTATTCTTTACGCCTCAAACTTTTATCACGCGGTCCGACGCTATAGCTGTGCCTTCCGTCGCACGTGCTGCAGCGTTAATCAAAGGTGTAGTAGGAACTTTACCGCTACACCTTTACCGTAAATCTACTGGCCAGGAATTAGGTAATCCAATTTGGCTAGATCAACCAGACTACAGGCAGCCACGTATGGTTACTTTAGGCTGGACTGTTGACGCTTTATTTTTTTACGGCGTTGCATATTGGGAAGTTACCGAGCTTTACGCAGACGACGGGCGGCCTAGTCGGTTTGCCTGGGTTGCTAACACACGTGTAACAGTTACTTTAAATAACACAAACACTTTAGTTAAATCTTATGCAGTTGACGGTAGCGAACGACCTAACAGCGGTATCGGCAGTTTAATTACTTTTCAAGCTATGGACGAAGGTATTTTAAATAGAGGCGGTAGAACTTTACGCGCTGCACTTAATTTAGAAAAAGCCGCCGCTGTTGCAGCCGAAACGCCGATCGCGAGCGGGTATATTCAAAATTCGGGGGCTGACCTTCCTGAGGAACAAATTACCGGACTACTAGCTAGTTGGAAGTTGGCACGTACACAGCGCAGCACCGCGTATCTATCCAGCACGCTTAAGTATGAGCCAACAGCCTTTAGCCCTAAAGATATGATGTACTCAGAAGCTAAACAAGAATTAGCTACTGAGATAGCCAGACTTTGTAACGTACCGGCTTACCTGCTAAGTGCAGACGCTAATAACTCTATGACTTACTCCAACGTTATGGACGAGCGCAAACAGTTTGTCGACATGAGCCTACGGCCTTTTATATCTGCAATAGAGGAACGTTTATCTATGAACGATATGACAAACAGCCAAAATTATGTACGCATGTCTTTAGACGATAGTTACTTACGTAGCGACGCATTAACACGCTTAGCAGTAATAGAAAAAATGTTAGCCCTTAATTTAATTACAGTAGAACAAGCCCGCGAAATGGAAGATTTAACACCTAACGGAGGTACACCTAATGCAGTTGAACTTTAACAGCTCAATAGAAGCAACAGATCAAGAGCGTAGAATTATCGCTGGTAAAATTGTACCGTTTGGCGAAATCGGCAACACCAGCGTAGGTAAAGTAGTTTTTGAACAAGGCTCAATAAATTATCAAACCGGCGGTAAAATTAAATTATTATTAGAACACTCAGCTACTGACCCTATTGGTTTTGCACAAAATATAAGCGAGGATACACGCGGCCTTTATGCAACCTTTAAAGTAAGTGCTACTACAAAAGGTACAGATAGTTTAATTGAAGCTAGCGAAAATCTACGCGACGGTTTGAGCGTTGGCGTAACTGTTGACGCAAGCGAGGAAAGAGGCGGCGTACTTTACGTACAGTCTGCCGTTTTACGTGAAGTAAGTTTGGTCCAGGCAGCAGCCTTTAAATCTGCAGCGGTTGAATCCGTCGCAGCTAGCGAGGTAGAGCCTGAGCCAGTAGAGGAAACCCAAGAAACCCAACCAACCGAAAGTGAGGCCAGCGTGTCCGAAAACGCTACCCCAGCACCCGAGGTAGAAGCCGCACAAACGGTAGAAGCCTCACGCCCAACAGTAACGGCACTAGCTTTTACTGCCCCACGTAGCCCAATTACTACACCAGCCGATTACCTTTTTCACAAAGTAAAGGCAACAATGGACCCAGGCAGCGAGTCTGCACTGTGGGTTAGAGCAGCTGACGACTCAACAACAAATAACGCAGGCCTTATCCCAACGCCTCAGCTAACTACTTTGTTTAATGGCAAGTCAGATAGTTTCCGCGCAAGCATCGAAGCTATTAGCACTGCCGCCTTGCCTGCTATGGGTATGCAACTACAAATTCCACGCATTAAAACTGTCCCAACGGTAGCTGATACAAATGAAGGTTCAGCACCCTCAGAAACTGGCATGGAAGTAGAGTTTGTTACTGCAACTGTAAATAAGTACGCAGGACAAAACACAGCTAGCGTCGAGCTTTTTGACCGCAGCGACCCAGTATTTTTAAACGTATTGGTTCAACAAATGGCCGACGCTTACGCTTTAGCTACTAACAATTTTGTTAATACTGAGCTAATTAGTGCAGCCACATTAGACGCAACTACCGTAGCTACTTACCCAACAGCTGCAGAGCTTCTAGGTATTGTTTCACGCGGTGCAGCTAGCGTTTACTCAAACAGCAAGCGTTTTGCTCGTAATATGATCGCCTCAAGCGGACAATGGGCAAACATCATGACCCTTAACGACTCAGGGCGACCAATCTACACAGCGCAACAGCCACAAAACGCAGGCGGCGCAGTATCAGTATCAAGCCTACGCGGCAACGTTGCAGGACTTGATCTATACGTAGATTATGCAAACTCAGGCGACGGCGACGGTACCCTTTTAATCGTTAACCCAGAGTGCTTTACCTGGTATGAATCACCTCAACTACGCCTCACTACTAATATCATTAGCGAGGGTCGTATCGAGATCATGTACTACGGCTACGGTGCTTTGGCCAATTTGGCCTCCGGCGGCGCATTTAAGAATAACAAGGCATAAGCCTAAAACACTAGAACCCTAGACCCTGCCCCTAGTCCGGTGGGGTTTAGGCCAAACAGTTAGGAGTAGAGCGCGTGGCTGCAACATATATAACCCAAGCTGAGCTACGCGCTTTGCTTAATATAACTGGGATTACCCTTTACACAGACGCCTCAGTAGAAGAGGTGTGTCAGGCTACGGAAGATTTACTCAACAAATACTTATGGTTTAACACCGCGCCTATATCTGCTACGGCTTTGTCAGCCAACGTAGCTACAATTATTACCCCTACACCTCATGGCTTTGTAACTGGCCAGCAAGTAACAGTATCCGGCGCAGGTAATACTTTTAATGGCACTAAAACACTAACCGGCTATGACCTTTACCGTTTTACTTTTGATAAAACAGCTGCAGACCAAACTACACACTTAGTAAAACCTTATGGTTTAGCTACTGGACCTAATCACGCGACAGCTTATGCAAGTGTGCCAGCGGTGCGCGAGGCAGCGGCAGCACTAGCTACGACAATCTGGCAAGCCAGACAAGCCCCAGGGGCCAGCGTTACTACGATAGACGGCTTTATAGCTTCGCCTTATCAGCTAGGCAATACCCTTATAGCTAAGGTACGCGGCTTAATTGCGCCGTATATGTCGCCTAATTCTATGGTGGGCTAATGCCTGCAGCCATAACTACCCTTAGGTCAACACTAGCTACAGCTTTAGCTAATACTGGAGTTTGGACAGTGTTTAATCACGTCCCAGAAATCCCTTTAGCTAACTCGCTAGTGATCGCTAATGATGACCCTTATATTCTGGTTAACAGCAACGTTAAAACTGCTATAGCCCCTACAGTACGTTTTAAATTATTTTTGCTAGTGCCAGTTATGGATAACTTAGGTAGCCAGACCAAGCTAGAGGATTACTACCTGGCTGTTATGACTAAGTTAGCCGCCTCTGGTTTAACAATTAACATAACTAGCTTTAGCGCACCTGCAATTTTAGAAACGCCTAGCGGTAACTTGCTTCAAAGTGAAGCCGGTTTAGAGATAATAAGCGAGTGGAGTTAATTATGGCTAACTATAAAGTAATGATAGATAACGACGTAGCCGGGGTAGGTCTTGGCGGTGTCGTCAGCGACGCAGATTTAGAAGGGTGGGACTTACCACACTTGCTAAAAATTGGTGCTTTAGAGGAAATCTCAGTAAGCCCAACCCCTACTAAAGTAAAGGAAGTGCAGGAATAATGGCAATTTATTTTACAAATAATACTTACCTAAAACTAGGTACTGTAGATATGTCAACCGTAGTTATCTCAGCTAGCATTAACGTAAACTACGATCAGCTAGAAATCACAGCTATGGGCAACACAGCACACAAATACCTAAAGGGTTTGGCAGCTTCAACCCTTAGCGGCAGCCTTTACCTAGATCAAGCTGCAAGCGGCGCAGGTTCTACACGCGCAACACTTGACAGCCTTGCCGGCACATCTGCACTGTTTGAAATCGGGGCTAACGGTTCAACACCTAGCACTACAAACCCAATCTATAAAGGTACTTGCTTCGTAAATGGTTACACACCTATCAACGGGGCAAACGGTGAAGTAGCACAATTAGACTTTACGTTTGATGTAACCGAACAGACTGCACCTTTCCCACAAACAGCACCGTAATAGAAAAGAGGGCTAGAAAATGGCAAGGTTAAAAATTACTAGAGATACCGGCGTAGTTGAAGAATACGACATTACGCCGGCTATCGAAGTAGAGTTCGAAGCCTACGCAAAAATGGGCATAAATAAATGTTTTAGGGAACAAGAAAAACAAACCGACGTTTACTACTTATGTTGGCTAGCGATCAGACGCAGCGGCCAGACAGTAGCTCTATTCGGTGAGGCTTTTCTTAACACCTTGAAGGCAGTAGAGGTGCTAGATAGCGACCCTTTAGCTGGGTAGGTAATAGGGAACTACTTACCTACCAAATAGCAGCTTTAGCGGTTGAAACTGGCATAGCACCTAAAGAGTTTGTAGAGATGTCGCCGGAGATGTTGGCGGCAGTCTACAAAGTACTAAAAGATAGAAACGAGGCGGCAAAGCGTGGCTACAAATCTAAGAGGCGTTAAATTAGAGGGTTATGCCGAAACCGTTGCGTTACTAAAAAGGTACGATAGCGACACTTTAAAAATTATGAACGCTGAGATTTATCAAACTTTAAAACGTACACAAACACAGGCCAGAGCATTAGTCCCAGCTGCCTCACCTTTGAGCGGTTGGGCTAGGCCTGTTAAAAGTGGCAAGTGGAGTAGATTAACTTTTGAACCTAAATCTATTAGAACAGGAATTAAAACAAAAATAGACCGCCAAAGAGTACGCGGCAACTGGACTAGTAAAACTTTATTTTTAATAAATAATGACCCTGCTGGCTCTATTTATGAAACAGCGGGCCGCGTAAACCCTAGAGGCAACAGTAAACAGGGTGCTAATTTTAATAAACTTATAGCTAGACAGTCGGGCATAATTGTACGCGGTAAGCAAGGCCGTATAGTTATTAAAACTGTTGAGGATAATTTACCCTGGATTGAAAACGATTTACGTAACACTATGGCGAGTGCGACAAATAAACTAAACTTAAAGTTGGCTAAATAATGGCCGTTAGAATACCGATTTTATTTCAGCTTAATAAATTAGGTTTAGTAGGTGCTACTAAAGAGCTTAAAAAGTTAAATAACCAAACTAAAGCCTTTGGCCTGACTAGCACTTTAAGTATTGGCGCTGCAAGTGCGGCCCTAGCTGCTTATACTAAACGCTCAGTAGCAGCGGCGGTAGCAGATCAAAAGGCCCAGGCAACACTAGCTCAGACTTTGAAAAACGTAGGCCAGGCGTTCGCTACAGACTCAGTAACCGCCTATATAGACAGCCTGCAACGTGTTACTGGTGTATCAGAGGAATTACTACGACCAGCGTTTGAAAAGCTAGTAAGAGCTACAGGCGACGTATCCGAGGCACAAAGATTACTTAACCTTACTTTAGATATTACCGCGTCAACCGGTAAGAGTACCGAGGCCGTTTCAGCCAGTTTAAGTAAGGCCTTCCTGGGGCAAACTCAGGCGTTAGGCCGGTTAGGTATTGGCTTAACTAAAGCTGAATTAAAAACCGATAGCTTTGAACAAATCACTAGTAAGTTAACCGTACTGTTTGCAGGTCAGGCAGGCGTAGCCGCTGGAACCTACGCAGGCCAGTTAAATATATTAGGCGTAGCAGCTCAAGAAGCCAGCGAAACTATAGGCGTAGCTTTAATTAATTCGCTTACTAACTTATCTGGCCAAAATGGCGTAAAAGATTTAGCAGCACAAATGGACGGCCTGGCACAAAGTACGGCTAACGTTATTACTAACTTAGGTAAAATGGCTAAGTTTGCTAAGGACATAGCCCCTACAGCACTGGTATTAGGTACGGTAGCTGCAGCCTTTGTAACTATTGGCACCGGCGGTACAGCTTTAGCCGTAGCTGCAGGATTAACCCGAATACTTACAGCTAAAAAGTTTTTAGTAGCTTTAGGTTTAATTGGCGGTGTCTTTGGATTAAGTCGAGATTTTGAAGGCCCTAAAACTAATACCGGAACCAATAGAAACGAAAACAGAGCTAGGGCTGAGCAGGCTGCCAAAGCTGCTAAAGATCGTAAATTAGAAATAGCAGACCGTACTAAAATAGTCGGCCTTACTAAAGCCCAGGCAGCTAATGAAAAACTAAAACGTATGTTTGATATGGACGCGATACAGCTAGCCGCTGCATTACAGGGCAAACTATCTAAAGAGGACGAGGCCAGAGTAAAGGCCCTACAGGCATTAAAAACCGAGGATAAAAACGACGATATTAAAGCTCTAAGCGATTTAGAAGCTGCTAAACGGCAGGCGACTTTTGACGAAATCGCTAGGCTTAAAATGATCGTAGAGGAATCTAAGAAGGCTAACGAGGAAATCCTGGCAGACGCTAGAGCCAGAATCTCAGCCTTAAGTAAAGCCTCACTACCAAGCGCGGCAGCTTATAGCGTAGGTGCAGCCGGTAGCACTTTTGCGCCTGGTCTAGCTGAGGCTCAGTCTGCAATAGCAGCGGGAACCTTTGGCGATATGGGCGGCTTAAATTACTTAGGCTTTGATCTAGCGGCTTTAGGTGCGGCTAATATGCAAATGGAAACAGGCATAGCAGCGCAACAGGCAACAGGTCCAACAAACCTAACCGTTAACCTGCAAGGCGGCATAAACGTAGGCTCTACTTTTGAGTTTTACCAGACGGTGCAAACAGCTCTACAGGAATTAAATAGGGCAGGTAATAGCCTTACCTCAGCTGGTAGCTAATGGCAGCCCCAACGATTAACTGCATAGTTAATTTTAGCTCTGGTGCTTCTTTTGGCCAGGCTATGATTATCGGCTCTGGTGTATTAGGCGTTAACGTACTTAGCGATAGTGCAACTGTTACAGCTGACGTATCTAATCAAGTCCAGGCTGTAAGTATTCAGCGCGGACGTAATGCTAACGCGGACCAATTCCAAGCCGGTACTGCCTCTATACGTATTGCCGATATTAACGGCGACTTTAACCCTGAAAACCTAAGCTCACCCTACGCGGGACTTTTGCTGCCTTTGCGTAAGGTTACGATAACTGCAACTGACAATAATACCGGCCTGGTTTATCCGCTGTTTGCAGGCTATATAACAGGCTATAACTTTACTCAGGCTCAGGTAGTAGGTGAGGTGTCCTATACGACGCTAACGGCCTCAGACGGCTTTAGATTACTTAATATGGGTACTGTATCAACTGTTACAGGTGCTACAGCCGGACAGTTATCAGGGGCTAGAGTTACTAAGATTTTGGACCAGATCGCCTGGCCTAACTCAATGCGTGATATAGATACAGGGCAGACAACGCTACAGGCTGACCCTGGCACTACCAGGACTGCACTTAACGCCTTGCAAACCGTAGAAACTAGCGAGTACGGCGCGGTATATATGGACGCTAGCGGTAACGTAACTTTTCAAGATCGAGCGTTAACCTCTAGCTCTATCGGCGGTACTGCTACGGTGTTTGCTGACGACGGCTCAGGTATCCAGTACCAGAACGTGCGCTGGGTACTAGACGATAGCCTGGTGTATAACAAAGCCTCAATAACGGCTACAGGGTTAGCTACTCAAACTGCTACTAATCAGGACTCTATAGACAAGTATTTTTTACACAGCTATAACAAAACTGATCTGCTAATGCAGACTACGGCTGAGGCCCTTAACTACGCTAAGGCCTACGTAGCCTCTAGGCAAGAAACGACCGTAAGGTGCGACAGCGTTACTTTGCTAGACCTAAATACCGTAGGTTATGACGCAGGAATAGCGGCCGCCTTAGAGCTTGATTTTTTTGACACTATTACCGTTAAGTCAACTCAACCCAACAGCGTAGGCACTAGCACCCTTAATAAAACTTTGCAGATATTCGGCGTAAGTTACAATATAACCCCTACGCGCTGGTCTACTACTTTTGTTACGTTAGAGCCGATTATAGAATCTTTTATAATTGGTAACGCTAATTACGGACAAATCGGTATAAATGTATTATCCTACTAACAGCGAAAGAGGTAACTAATGGCAGGCGCCGGGTACAAATTATATGCGACAGGGGACGTTTTAAGCGCAACAGATGTAAATACGTACTTGCAACAACAGACTGTTATGAACTTTGCTTCATCAGCGGCCCGTACGACAGCTTTATCGGGCGTATTGGCTGAGGGTATGGTTTCCTATTTACAAGATACAAACGCGGTAGAAGTCTATAATGGTAGTGCCTGGGTGAGTGCAGGCGGCGCAACCGGAAGTATGACCTCAATCGCGAGCGGTTCACTATCAGGTAACACTTTATCGTTAACCTCAATTAGCGGATCATATAAAAATCTACAATTACTTTTGCGTGATGTAAGTATTGACGCTCAAAGCCCGTTGTATTGCACATTTAACGGATTAAGCGCAAATTATTTCGACAGTAATTACGGACATCACACAACGACAACAGCCTTCAATGAAGGAAATGTCAATCGTGCTTTTGCGGTTTTAGGTGGTTATGAAAACCAAGTAGCGAATACTACTGTTACAGCGCATGTTTTAGATTTTTATGATTACACCTCTAGCGACGTTAAAATATGCCGTAAATCTGGATATATTGACGGTAGATTTTCAACTCCATATTTATATAATTCAACGTTTGGCAATTATGCAAGCGGCGCAAGAGCGGCGATTACTTCCATAACTATAACAATTAATAATGGTGGAAATTATAACGGTGGAACCTATATTCTATACGGAGTGAACTAATGACTAACAAAATTATTTTAATCCATAATGTTGAAACCGGCGAAGTCTTGGAACGCGAAATGAACGCCAAGGAATTAGCAACTTTTGAAGCGCAAAAACAAGCGGCAGAAACAGAACAAGCCGAACGCGAAGCAAAGGCAACAGCTAGAGCCTCAGCACTTGCCAAACTTGCTGAACTTGGATTAAGTGCAGATGAGATAGCCGCTTTGTAATGTCAGAGCTTAAATCCTCTAACGGTTGGCCTGCCAGTAAGGACCCTGCAGAAATTGGGATTAAATCTTTTAAAGTACCTGGCACTGATCTTAAAATACGGTGTGCTGAAAAGGTGGCACCGCTTCTTATTGGCCTTGCGTCGGAGTTTCACGAAACGATAGAGCCGATAGACAAAGGCACCCTGGACGACTGGGGCTACTGTTTCCGCATGATACGCGGGACGACTGACAGCCTTAGTAATCACAGTAGCGGCACAGCTATAGACCTAAACGCTACTAAACACCCTTTAGGCAAGGAAAATACTTTTAGCCCAGAGGACGCTGCTAAGTGCATAGCACTAGCTAAGAAATACGGCTGTAAATGGGGCGGTACTTATCATAACCGTAAAGATGATATGCACTTTGAAATAGCTTTAAACCCTAAACAAACAAAAGAGCTTATAGCTAAGCTCGGATTGGTTAAAGATGAATAGACACAGCCTAAAAGTAGCTCAACAAATCGGCGGTAGCTGGTTACGTAGCTTTGTAGCTGCAACGGTCGCCTGTTATATGTCTGGCATTACTGACCCTAGCCTTTTGCTTAAAGCAGGATTAGCAGCTGTGCTACCTGTTGCCTATCGTTACCTAAACCCTAAAGACCCTCTAGGTCGGTAGTGCGCTTATGGCTTATAGGGCTAGGCCTAAGCGTTTTATTAACTGGGTGCGGTTATGACGGCTGGACAAGATACCCCTGCCAAGAGT